ACCCAAAGATGTGGACATTAGGAGGAGAGTCAAGCGACAATTTGTATATTATTACAAGCCCTACCCGGGAATAGACGCTGACATAACAGAGATCATGCTTTCTGAGGAGTTCACTGTATTGCAGTCCAAGGCCATTGGAGTTAAGTTCGATCACTATGAACGAAACACCAAGTTGAGGTGTGAAAACCTAATCAACGAAAATGGGAACGACATCGATGAAATATTGCCTAATTACAGGTATTATTGGTGGGCGCGTATTAATGGTAACATAATTGGACTTCCGAGGATCAGGTCTGAGGGAAAGAGGTTGATGCTTCAAAGCATCATATTGGGTGGCTTGGCTTATGCTTCAGGAGGGTTTTCCTGGATCATTTCAGCTGGGTTCTCCATAGCTTCTACCGTGACCATGCATGCATCTTTGGAGTGGCTATATGGAAATAGACACGCTCTACAGGACTTGGAACGCAACCTCTTCCCAATGTACAATCCAAGGATTTTCCCCTGTGCTAACATCAAGATAGGTACTTCCACAATCTCACCCGAGAGATTGAATGTACCCCTTAACGAAGGATATCATCAGATCGTTGACTACCCAGTCCGTGAGCCTGTTGACATTCCTGAGAGATTTGTCAATTTCGAGATGTCAGCTATAAATGGTGCGTCAATCATCTATCCTGAAAGCAGCGCCCAAAATGTGCATGGAGCTAGTGTCCTGCGTGAAGGTGAATTGAAAGTCTCCGACGATGAGTCGGAGGTTGAATTCACTGACAAGTGTGACTCTCTCATGTCCCAAATGCCCGTGTTTGATGTCTCCTGTACGGAGGCTGAAATCGATGCACATTTGCTAAAGAAATACAAAACCAAGCGTGGCACACTGCTGGCAAAGTTGCGTTCCAAGATCCTAACAAAGAAGCTTCTCAGATACACTAAAATGTGTAAGAAGGAGGCTTACTGCGGGAAGGACGAAGGAAACTTCAAGCCCAGGCAGATATATTGTTGCCCCGAGATCTTAATAGCTAAGTACTCAAGTCACTTCTCAAAATTATCTAAGGAGTTGAACAAATGGTTTAAAATGATGGGAAATATTCTTTACACCAGTGGCTGTACCCCCGACCAAGTAGGCAAGTTTGCCGACTTAATGGACGCAACAATGACTCACTTGTTTGAAAGTGATGTGTCCAGTTGGGATGGATCTCTCAAAACGTTCATGCTTATGGTTGAGAAGAAGTTCCTCGTTAATCACGTTATCGGTCTCCCTGATGACTTCGCCTTCCTTCTAGAAAGATGGTGTGAGTCGCAAGGAGTCTGTTACGACGAGGAAGGGTCTTTCAAAACCTTCATGGATTATGGAAGGAGATCAGGAGATCTTTGGACCTCAATCTTAAACACTTTGCTAAATGTTTTCGTCACGATGTACGTGTATGACTTAGATTGGGGAGATGACTGGACAATGATGGTCAACGGCGATGATAACGTTGTTGGATTAACCAAACCGTCCAGTAAAGAGCACGCTGAACGTGTCTACAAATCGCTGGGAATGAAATGCGAAGTAATTCCCCGTGAATCCATGGCTGCCGCCACAATGAATTCGGGAAGATTCATGTCAGTGGACGGTATGTTGAGGTGGACTAATCTACCTTGGAAAGTTCTTGGGAAAACAGGACTTGACCATAAAGGGATTGGCCCGGACCGATACAAAGCTTTGTTATTCGGAACTTGCAAGAGCATGTTGCCCACTAGTGGACACATGCCCATTATAGGGGCTTTCTTGCGAGCAATCTGCGAATCAGCAGAAGAAGAACAGATAACTGCCATGTATGACAATACCTACGAGAACCCATATCGAATATGCGGAGGAGATGTGCTCTTTCCTTCCGCCGATACTTACCTGCAATTCCAAGATATTTACGGGATTTCAGTGCGAGCCCAGGTAGACATAGAGGAGTGGATGGAAGCTAATATAAACATAGCCCATTGCCCTTACTTGTTTGACGACGAGATGTTCCTGGAGGGGTTCAAGAAGGACACCGGAGACAAATCGGCACCATCTGAAAAATTTTCTTTCGAGGAACGGAATGATTACAATTTTATTGTGAACTTCGTTCCTAGGAACGAGGAAATGTCCAAGTTGAGGAATGCAAAGTCAATATTGGAAGCAATGCAAAATGGCTACATATTCGGGTCTGAAGAGGATGAGGATAATGGAACCAGAAGCCACAAGTGGCTGCACATGTTGTTTTCAGGAGTATCTTGGCTTCACCTCGACTGGGGAGTTGGAATGCATTCAGCATACAACCATTACGCCCTCGTCCACAACACTTTTCCCGCAAAAGGGAAGAGGAAGAAGAAAGGAAAGAACAAAGGAGGAAAAGGTGGGGCTAATAATAAAGGTGGTGGCAGCGTAGCAGCTGCCATAAAAGCTGGGATCAAAGCAGGAATGGTCGCAGTAGGATCCGGAGTCGGAGGTCACTTAGGTGGTCCAGCCGGCGCGGTCCTTGGTGGGAAGGCAGCGAATTATCTGTCAGGACTCTCAGGCTTTGGTGACTACAAGGTCAGTAGAAACACCCTGACTAATTCACCAGGAGGTTACACTTTTGGAAACGACTCTAGAAAGATTAGAATTCGACACCACGAATATCTATTTGATTTGTTTGCCTCAACTGATTGGACGGTGCAAAGAGTACCAATAAACCCCGGTTTATCAGGGTCATTCACCTGGGCTTCCATTATAGCGAAAGCTTACCAACAATGGAACCCCAAGGGTATCGTGTTCTATTATAAGTCGGCTTCAGCAGAGTTTGCTGGAGTTGGACAGACATTGGGCACGGTAGTTTTAGCAACGAACTATGACCAGACGGCCGCCGACTTCAATGGGAAGAAGGAAGCCGAAAACCATCAGTTCTCCGGCTCTGTAAAGCCGTCACAAGACTTGGTTCACGCCATCGAATGTGACATGAAGGAGACGCCTATGGATGTATTGTACATCCGTGACCAACCACTAGCCGTAGGGGAAGATGTGAGGTTCTTTGACTTTGCAAATTTCCAAGCGTGTGTGGTAGGTACCGACCCCAGTGTGGAAGGGGACTTGCTCGGTGAAATTTGGGTTTCTTATGATATAGAGTTTCTCAAACCACGTTATCCTTCCGGCGGAGTAGTAGCAGGAGAGTTCTTCTCCTGTGTAAGATCTGCAGTCACGCAGCTCGACACAATGGGTACAGTTCAACCTGACTCATCTTGGGGAAACCTAGCAGATAGGATCTCCTTTCCATCCGGCGGAAACACTGACACAATTCTCTTTTCTCCATTGATAACTGGGGGACGCTTTGAGATTCGAATGACACACACAACTGCAATAGCAGGAGTGTTCACGTCGCCGAACCTCAGTGCACTAGTTAATTGTACGGAGGACCTTTGGGAAACACAAGGTACCACCGTGAGGACAATCACCGATTGGGGACCAACCAATGGCATCGTTACCACGAATGCGTATTGGAGTCTAGTCGTCACTATTGACGGACACTCAGCCGGCGGATCCTCAGTCAGGATCACCCATCCAGCCATTCCTATGGCGGGTGCAAACCCAGTCGTGCAAATCGACATAGTAGCATTGCCGCTCACTAACAACTTCTAATATGACGGCAAGCTAAAAGTTAACACTCCTTAATTGGACAAACCGGACTGGTGTACGGAACTTCATGTTAGACTCAAGGTGCCAGCCTTGGTAGGGGAGAGAGTAGATCCCCGTGTGGCACCATGCACTTACGAACATGCCGGTAAGTGAACGAAACAAAGAAGCACGCGACAAAGTACCAGAGAGTCTTAGCG